AACGTTAAAGAAGACAAAAATCTAGATAAAACTGAGAAGAAACGCAATATTAAAATTGATAATAGAAACGAACAAATGTATGAAAAAGAATTATATATTGATCCAGATAGAAATTATCATGTTATTCTTAGAGGCAAGATTGATGGGATGAATGACGATTATGTTGTTGAAACCAAAAATAGAACTAAGAGATTATTTAATATGATCCCTGATTATGAAAAGGTACAACTGAACGCATATATGTTTATGACTGGTAAAGAGAAAGCACTTCATATCGAATGTTACAATGAAGATCAGAACTCAGTCGAATATGGATTTGATAAATTATTCTGGGATAATTGCTTAGAAAAAATTATCCAATTCACTAATGATCATATTGTTAGCCATTTGAGTTAAATTTGATATTAAGATTAACCAAATCTAAAAATCTAAATGGACCCCTACTACAAAGAACTGGTTGAGACAGGAATATGTGTTGTTCCTATCACCACAAAGGAAAAGAGAATCAAATCTCTTAACAGTAAGTATATGCGAGTCATAGGAGAACTACCAGAATTCAAGACACAAGAAGGTCTTAAAGTTCTAGGAGGGTTCGGTGCTTTAGGGACCGCCTCTTCATTTCACCACCCCTATATTAGAAACCTTAGGAGATACCTATATGACAAGGTCTCCCACATTTTCAAAGAAGATCCTAGAAAGTTAGAATTTGTTATTGACCGAGCTATGTTCCGACCACCAGGACAATCTCCTACGGCAGAAACTTGGCACAGGGACGAAGCACCCGACGCTCTACCAGATGATACTGTGTATGGAGGATGGTATAACCTGGACGTAGAAGAAAACCAGGTATTCAGTTGTATCCCTGGGACCCACACAGAGGTCCAAGGACACGGTGGGTTCTCTAAAATCCCTAAAGAAATGAAAAAAGAATTAGATTCTAAATCACAGAAGATTATTATTCCACCAGGGCATATGATAATCTTTAATGAAAATATAGTCCACGAAGTGAATCCTCATAAGAAGAAATACACTATGGTTCGCCTATTCACCGGATGGAGATTAACAAACTCAACCGATTCACTGATTCCTGACCTATCAAAAATATTAGAAGATCAGAGTGTGGTCCCAATCAAATCTAAGCAGATGCCCCGTATGTATTCTAAATCACATATGATGTTCCACCATAAAATGTTAGAAGACATGGCGGAAAATTTAATAGACAAATGTAAATACAAGCACACATTTAAATCAGGTAAGTCAAAAGGGGAAACAAAAGTATTTCCAAACGCAGTATCTCCTTCTCTAAAAGAATTAGGTATCATGTATCCAGAATACACACAAAAAGATATTGAAATATTGTATCCTTGTTAATAAAGTAATAAAGTAATAATATTAATATAAATTTTTTATTTAAATAAATAACAGTTATTATTAATAAATGGATAGACCATCCTGGGAAGAATATTTTAAAAATATTGTTGAGAATACAGCAACAAGGTCCCCATGTGAAAGGTTACATGTGGGATGTTTATTAGTAAAAGATAATAGAATAATATCACAAGGATACAATGGTTTTTTGCCTGGTGTTAAACACGAATCTATTGTTGAAAATAATCATGAACAAGCCACAGTCCACGCTGAACAGAACGCGGTAGCAGATTGTGCTAAGAGAGGTGTATGTTGTGATAATTCAATAGCATATATAACGCATTATCCTTGTATAAATTGCTTCAAAATAATGGCTTCATCAGGTATCAAAGAAATCAAATATATAAATGATTATAAAAATGATAAAAATGTGATTAAATTATCTGAATTATCAGGTGTAGGTATTTGTAAGATTTTGTTGTAATTTAGAGATTTGATTTCGATTGATAAAATAAGGTTCAATGTATCGGGATCCATTGGCAACAATTTTCCCCTATCCCATACTCTTTTGGGGAGGTCGGTCCGGTGCAGAACACCTCCTGAAACTTCTGGCAGTTATCCGCAAAAAACCAATTCCCCCCACATTTCGGCGTGGGATTGCCGATCAGACTGGAGACCATAGCATCGATGCAATGGTGTGTTGGTGGTGTTGCTGTTGCTGTTGCTGTTGCTGTTGTTGTTGTTGTTGGTGTTGGTGTTGGTGGTGGTGTTGGTGGAGTTGGTGGTGTTGGTGGAGTTGGTGGTGGTGTTGGTGGAGTTGGTGGTGTTGGTGGAGTTGGTGGTGGAGTTGGAGGCGTCGCGGCTACTGTTACAGGAGCAACAACAGTATCGTTACAATCTCCTCCGGTACAGTTTACCGTTTCGTTATCCCCGTTCTTCAAAGCGCCACACCGTGTACCGCTAACACCATTGGGGACAGTATATATTCGCTCATGATCGCACTCACGAGTGCAGGTGGACCACTCGCTCCAACCCGTATCACAGTCCACAGAAGGAGGCGGAGCAGCTACTGTTACAGGAGCAGCTACTGTTACAGGAGCAACAACAGTTTCGTGACAATCTCCTCCGGTACAGGCCACCGTTTCGCTCACTCCGTTCCGAAAAGCGCATGGTTTGCCTGTGCCAGATTGAGGAGTCGTAATAGAGTATGCCTTTGTCTGTATGCCGTCGCCACAAGGGTGTGAGCATTCGCTCCATTCGCCCCAGATCCCGACGCAGTCAACGCCAGCAGCAGGGCAGTCTCCGTTTCCGGGTTGGCACGTGTAGTCCCCCGCGCACGGCTTGCCGCCCCCGGATGCCGAAGTGACAAGCTCCGCCTTCGCCTCGCATAAGCTCGTGCAGTCGTCTGCGGTGTTGCCGGTCTCGACACAGTCCACAGAAGGAGGCGGAGGTGGAGGCGGAGGTGGAGGCGGAGGTGGAGGCGGAGGTGGAGGCGGAGGTGGAGGCGGAGGAACAGCAGGAACAACAACAGGAGCAGCAGAAGCATCAGCATGAGCAACAGGATCAGAACCAGAATTGCGACCAACGAAGCCTCGGGCTATCCCCTCAACATTACAAGGAAAATAACTATTCATAAGGTTATAAATTAATATTCCCACTAAAAAATAAATAAATATACATAATATCTTATTCATTATATTATATGAAATAAAATAAAAGAAAAGAAATAAAATAAATATAAACATTTAATTACTGTATGCAAGGCCACCCATACCGCTCATAATACGCAATACATTATAATTTATTGCACATACATTTAATACACCGGGGCCATCATCTCCCGTAAGTTCTGTATTAATTCCCTCAATAATTAATTCAACTGAATCTAATCTTGAAAAATTACACGTTCCACTTGGTTGATGTTCCTCTGGTTTTAAACAAAACGAATAAACACCTATAGTGTCAGAATAATTACTACCTTGTGGCCAACTTACCGGCGCCAAGATATTTCTATCAACACCGGAAGAAGTATGATATAAATATGGTTGATCCCTTGTAAAATATTGCATTGGTCTTGGAGCAAAACGTTCATGACCATTCAGTTTTAAAGAACATTTATTAACGTCAGTATCTAACAGAAGTGTGAAAAAAGCAACATTATCAGATGTGGTGTTCCATGTGTTTGTAGTCTTGAACCATATTAGTTCTTTAACTGGGTGATTAAATTTTAACTTACAAGTGAATTTGGTCTCTTTAGTTGTAAATCGTTCGACTTGAACTTGTTCAATAAGGTATTCATGACTTACTTGAGCGAACCTTCTTCTTTCATCTGTATCTAAATAAATATAATCACACCATAATTCAGGTTTGTCATGTTGTAATGCTTTGGAAAATTGTATGATAACTTTAACTTCGTGATATTGTAATGCTATTAAAGGTAATGCTAATCCAGGTTCTTTACAAAACCAAAACCTTAATGGAATAGTTAATGGTTGGTCTATTTGCACTGGATCGAATGTTACCCCTCCCCCCAAAGATCCATTTACACCACCCGCACATGCCATCCTTTGAAAATTTGTAAATCTATTCTCAATATATGAACCAGCAGTGTGCGGGAGAAACGTATTATTTAATAGATTATTGGTATATTGTAATCCAGTCAAATATCCTATAGATCTGGTAGGATTTGGTTCAGTCAATTCAGACCACGCTTCCATAAAATGACCATAGTGTCTATCTATAATTTGTCCACCGATTTCAACATCAATATGATCAATAATTTGATGACCGTATTCAGCAGATAATATTCCTGGTGCATTCATTGGTGGTAACACTATGAATGTTTTATAAAGTAAATCACCATTTCGAGAAATAGTGGCGACTACTCTCCCACCTGTTCCTGAGGCACTATTACCAATAAGAGTTTGTTGAATAGATTCCATTGAGAAGTTAGTGTGTCTTCTGTAAACGACTTTGAAGAAAGTTATTTGTGGGTTACCAGTAAGATACACATCCTGAGCACCATAAGCTACTAGTTGCATTAATCCTCCTCCCATTGTTTATAGTTATTATATAAAAAAAAATTATAATTTAAATTATCTAATTAATATATAATGGATAAATTAAAAGATTTAATATCATTTAAAAAGACTAGATTGAATGAATTATATGAGATATTCCAATATAGTATAATTTATATAATAATATCTTTTTTCTGGGGATTTTATTTGAATAGTTTGTTTCCAGAAGAAGATGAAAGTAAAAACCCAATAAGGATATTGTCCGAAATAGTTTTACAATGTATTGCTGTAGCTATATCTGTATTTTATATTCGAAAATTATGTCAAATAGTTCCTTTAATAATAAATTTAAAAGGTTTTAAGGAATATAAAACAGATGAATATAATGGTACTGTAATTTTAAGTATTGTATTTATGACAACACAAAAACATATTATTAATAAAATTAATATACTCAATAATATATATTTGCTATGAAGTTTGTAGTTATATGATAGTATTATTTATATTAACAGAAAGATAATATTATAATACAGTAATGTAAAAAATGATATAACTGGTTACTTTACATGATTTTAACTTTATTTTAATATTATTAAATATATATGATAAAAGATATTAGTTTTTTACAATTTTTAACAGCAACATTGTTAATTGAAACATTCATGTTGTTTTTATTTAGGTTTACAAAGAGTCCATTTACAGGGATAGCTATAAATAATTGGTATGACAATATAGGTATTACAGCAGTTTTATTAGATATAGTTTCTTTATTAATAGGTTTCTATTTAGCTAAGTTTTTATATGAATATCTACTTAGTAATAATTATATAAATAATAATTATGAATTTTTAAAATATCTGATATTAGTTTTATTAATACAGGTAATTCATGATTTCGGATTTTATTTTTTAATTATAAAAAATAGTAACAGAGGATTAAATAAAGTAATAGACGAGTTTAAAGATTATGCTAAAATTGTAAAGAGTGGTGCGGTCATAGGAGATTCTTTTATGTATTTAGTAGCAACTCCTTTATTGTATTATTATATAATTAACAATAAGAAAAATACAAATGTTTTTACAAACCTTGTTTGTTTATATTTAATAGGATATTTCTTACATCAAAAACCAATTATTTAAATTTAACATTATATTTTTCAGTAATATGTTTGTCAACACGTCTAGTAGGTCCGCCAAGAATATATGAATACATTCTTGCTAATCCCCAGGATTCAGCAGTTTGATTGGGTCTTGATCCAGATGAATAATAAGCTCCCATACCTTTTTTTTTAACCGCAGATAAAGCACCTTTAGGAATTCTAGTAGCATCTGAAATCTGTTTCAGAGTCTTTGCGTCTGGATATAATTTATGGAATTTCTGTGTCCATGACGATTTCTTTGATTTGAATGATTTCAATTTAGGACGAGACACATATTTGCCTAGTTTATATGATCTTTTAGAAGTCTTTAAATTTTTTAATTGTTTTTGTTTGTCTTTTTTTGATAAACCACTAGAATACCTTTTTGGGACCATTATATTAATAATAGATATTTAATTATTGAATTATTTTAAATCTATATCCAAGAACCATAGATAAAAATACAATAAGGACTATTATTAATGAACTAGTTAATGGTACCTGAGCATGATGGACCAACATATGCATAAGTTGTGATTTAAATGATAATTTATCCGCACCGTTTGGTGGCTTAATTTCTTCAGGTGTAGCGAATGGTTTTACAACCATAGGTAAAACAAGGTTTATAATTACAGCATAAATAACAGTATTAATAACACAACTATATCCTGATTTCATTTATAATATATATATATATATATTTTAATAATAAATAATTTTTAGATTTAGGATTATGATAAATATAATTAATATGAATAAAATAATGACAATTATGATCATTTTAAAGAAATAAGGATATAGTTCTTGAACAATGTGTTGGACTAATGGATTGAGTATTTCATATTTAATATAATTGGAGTTTTTTTCTTTTTTAATTTCGGTATTTAAATCTTTGATAACATTATGTATTAGAATATCAAAAGTCATTTAATTATAAAATATAATATATTGGTATGTTTAACATATTTAATTTATTAATGAAAAAAGATGTAAAAGTTGTAGAAGATATAAAAGATATAAAAGGTGTAAAAGGTAAAAATTATTTTGTTTTAAAGAAAGAGTTTGACAATAACGAATGTATAATTTGCTTAGATAATATGATTAAAAATGATCATATTAATATGTTAAATTGTGGGCATATGTATCATAATAAATGTATAAGTGATTGGTTTGCTGTTAAGAAAGAATGTCCTATTTGTTATAAATAAAATATAATATAATTATATATATATGAATAGTTCTAGTATTTTAATTTTAACATTAATAACATGTGTGTTAATATCATATTACTTATATTTTAATGTATTTGAATTAATATATAATGAAAAAATTCATCCGTTAATTGATAAATATAATAAAGGTTTTAATAGAAAAAGATTAGTAACTAAACAAGTAGTGTGGACGTATATAGAAGACCCTATATTTTTTGATCAAGACTTGTATTTACAATTATTAGATAAAAATAAAAATGTTCCAATATTATTTAATTTTTGTTTACGGATTTTGAATAATAAAATTAATAAAACAAATACAGATCTTATAGTTATAACACCAAATAATATAGGGAAATATTTCCCTAATTTTCCAATCGAAATGAACGCTAAATCAAAATATTCACAGAAATTTAGGGTTGATTTATTAGCGTCATTTATATTAAGTGAATATGGCGGATTATTTGTATCACCTGGTACAGTAGTATTACAAAATTTAGATGATATCTTAAATAATATTAAATATAAATATGATTTAATAACATTTGGAGGTTCAATCCGAAATACAAATTCATGTAATGATAAGAATAATCCTGGTAATTATATAATTGGATCGAAACAAGGAAATCCAACTATATTAGAATATAAGAAAAGAATGTTAGAAAATTTAAATAATCAAGGATATGTTGATAAATTAGTTGGTGAAGATTTATTATCACAATCTATTCAAAAAATGAGACCTACAAATTATTTTCATTTTAATTGTGAATATACTGGTAATGTCGATATGAGAAATAATGTGATAAGTTTAGATACTTATTTTGGTTATGAACCAATTGATTTCAAAAATAAAGATAAACTAATCTTTATAGCACTACCTTATGATCTAATATTATATGATATTAAATACTTCTGGATAAATAATTTATCTAAACAACAATTTATAGAAGCTAATACAAATATTACAAAAATAATATCTGAAGAGATGTTTAAATAAATTTGATTTATTAACTTTCAAATACTATAACTACTAATGGGTATTAAATCTCTAACACAAACGATTAAAAAGGAAGCACCTAATTCTATCACACATGAAAATCTATATAAATTATCAGGTAAGAAAGTTGCTGTTGATGCGTCATTGATCATATATCAACAACTTCTAAGTCATCGCTTATTAAAGAATACTAAAGGTGAAATTACTAATCATATCACAGGATTATTTTATAAAATTGTTAGATATTTATCATTGAATATTGAATTATTATTCGTATTTGATGGGAAACCACCAGACCTAAAGTCAGAATGTATCAAAGAACGCCAACAGAAATCAGCTGATGCAAAAGAAAAGATTGAAGAGTGTGTTGATCCAGAAAACAAAGATAAGTTAGAGAAAACATCAACTAGACTAACTAAAAAAATGGTTGATGATGTAAAGAAACTATTATCATATTTAGGGATTTCATATATTCATATGGCAGAAGGCGAAGGAGAAGGGATTGCTTCAGAACTCTGTAGGATTGGGTATGTAGACTATGTTTTGACTGAAGACATGGATTCTATGGTATATGCTTGTCCTAATTTGATTAGGAATTGCTTAGATAAGTCTCTAAAGAGAACAGATATCATATCAGTTATTAACTATGATGAAATGATTAAAGGATTAGAATTATCAGATGAACAATTTATCAAATACTGTATCTTATGTGGATGTGATTATTGTAAGAATGTTCCTAAAGTAGGGACGACAACAGCTCTAAAAATGATTAAGACATACCAGAATATAGATGATATTATTGAAAATTACAAAGATAAATATGAGTTCCCAGAAGGTTATAAGGAATTATTTAATAAATCATATGAGATATTTATAATGTATAGGGATAAACTGAATGTAG